AACCGGGGTTAGTATCTCTTATAGGAATATGTTTTAACAAATCATTTGCAGCCTGAACAAATACTTTTCGTGCATTTGGTAATGATACAAACATTCCTTGTCGCGGCCTGTATTCAATACCATACTTTTCATATTCACTTAATGTAGGATCTGGCACAGGCAGGATTTCACCATATACTATGTCATTAGTCGATGTGGCAGAGTCAAATTGAGTAATATCCCATCCATAGATATCCCACGGTAAGTTCTTTGCAACAATGATGCCAGTATATTCATCGGATACCGGTAATACCTTTGTGTATCCGCATATGCTATCAACTAACTTATTCCAAAATTGGTCAGTAACTATAGATGCAGAATCGCCTTCCCTGAAGAATGACCACTGCGCATGTTCCTGATCTTCTCGTTCAGTGAGCCTATATTGTAATTGTATATTATTTCCACGGTATGCCAATATCTCCTGCACATTGTAAAACATATAAGAATTATTAGTTGCTGTCTGCTGTATCGGGCAAAAGAACGAAAAATTCTGGCTCTTAGGCGATTGTAATAACAAAGCAACATCTAATGCAGCCATAGTTCTGTTTTCTACATTAGGCTTATCGGTTGCATTTAGCACCCAGAAATAATAATTCGTCTGTGTTGCACTAGTAAATCTATTTGATGTATTAACTTGCACAAATGTCGTTGTATCTTTAGGTATACCTGTTCCCGTATACTTCGACGGCGGAACATCACTTTGCACCCATTCATAAATCGCAATAGTGCTACCAGGAAACGAACGACCCCAGTTGTTTCTTCTGTATATAAGATTTTCTAATTCGGTTTCTGACCCGTCTAGTGCAATCGGCTGTTCATAATATGTATAACGAACTGCTGACAAATCCCACCATAATTGTCCGACCTGCCTACTAGAAAATGTTATATTTTCGCTGAATAATACTTCATTTGCTGTTACATTATAACTAGCAGGGTCCTGTAAAGATATATATGTAATATTCTGTTTTGCAGGACCAGGTAATATATCCTTAAATGGATCATATATAGGTAACTGGACTACTTCTTCGCCACCTGTAGCAAATACCGTTGCACTCTCGAATAACGACGTATTTATTAACGATTCTTGTAATCTATGAAGTGAGAAATACAGTGGCCCGGTGACGTCCCATCCGTAATTTGGGCTCCAAAAATCTATAATAGTTGGATCCCAAAAATTAATATCCCATACACCAGGATTTGCTTGTATTTTAAATACTGCCCATTTAGCTGCGACATTATCGACCCAAATTAAATCTCCTAGTCCAACATATGTCGGTAATAATGGTTCTACAGGTTTATCGAACCAACGCATTGTTTTATATAATAATAAATCAGTAAAGACATCATAATTACCTATTTCGGAAGATGTAATAGGTACGCCAGCTAAAGTTGTTAAGTAATATGCATTGTATGATATAAGCGTAGTTGGGTCGATATAAATACCCGGCGTATTATAGTCGGTAGTTGTATATGGCGTAAATCCAACAGTATAATTATTATCAGATACTGGTTTTCCGTCGACAACTTGCTGCATTACTATCATATTTCCGAAGTCAGTTCTATTACCTATGGCAGAATTCCAATATTCAGGAATAATAGATGTTCCGATATCTGTTAATAATACCAGATCGCCGCCAACATCAACAATACTCCAGTTTTCATTAAATTCTACCATCTTGTAAACACACCAGTCTTCAGTGAATGTTTTAGCAATCCATACTGTATCCAGCGCGGCAGGATTTAATGATGGTGTGCCCCATTTAATTGTAGTTTGATTTACATCAAATGATGCCCATGTAACATCATCGAAATTCACATAGCCGGCATTCGGCAGTGAATATTCTATTTTATTTGTTACAGGAAACTGTAAAGAATATGACGGATCGTTTGGTCGAACTACCCACTTAGTAGTTTGATCAATATCAATATTGATAATATTATCAAGGACACTATCTTTTATAATCTCTCCTTGCCATACACTATATAATTTGTCAAGTGAATGCGACGATGTACCTGAATCAATCTGGATATATGGTGCTGTTAAATATCCATATCCTGGATCAGAAATATCTACACGAGAAATTCTGCCATCGATATCTAATATAGCATATGCCTTTGCTTGTCTAAGCGGTGCTGTTAGATTCGGATCAGTAATAGTTGCATCTGGTGGTGCAATTACAATCTTAGGAACAGTGGTATATTTATTTTCTGCATTAAGAATATTAATCAGTCTTACAAACCCGATAGTTGACGGAATATAGTTTAATCGTGCAACAACAACTTCGCCAGTGTTTTGTTCAGGGATAAGAACAAATTCTGTCGATACTTGTTCGATCGTATTTCCAAACGAACCTAATTTTAATGCCCATTCTTCAAACACTTCTATAATTTCATCTGTCTGTATTTTAGTGGATCTAAATAATTTGTCAAATGCTTGGACAGTACCTTTCTGTCTAATAGCACCTTGGTAAAATAAATATTGGACATCGTTCGATACTTGTAAATTATCTAGATAACTCTTACTTTCGTATCCAATTAAATGGCGACCAAGGTCTTCTAAACTTGGATTATCGATTACAACATTAGGGTCGTAAAAATACCGCATACTGTCGACAATAGTGTCGAAGTTAGGTACTAGTTGGTTGTCTATTACGAGGTAACCAGGTGCCTCCATCTTACCGTACCAACCATTGCTCCTAAATCCTATAAATCGAATTCGTTGTTGCCTAGCTCTCAGCAATGGAGAATAAACTGTATCGTTAAAACTTGTTACATTGTCGCAAATTATAACATGTTCAGTTTCAGATGTGTTAACTTGCAAGTAATATATGCCACCGGCCGTTAATGTAGTTGGTTCGACAGAAATCATTCTGCCATCTCTATTAGTTGATGTATTATTCGGCGCTATAGCTATTCCATATTTGTCAAGAATACTATATACTCCGTTAGATAATGATTCAACATCGTTAGGATAACCACGAGAAACTACCAGTGTTGCTTTATTTGCAAGAGGACTTAACTGAATCGATGCATCGGGCGCCCAACTTGTGTTCAACCAAAATAGGTATTGTTTTGCTGATGCTAACCAGTTACTTAACATATTTGTGTCTGCATTTACTTCGTCAAATCTCCAACCTTTTGATTCTAGATATGCTCCCCACCCAATCATTAAATCGAAAACATCTTGTGCCGATCTTAAAACGGTTCCGTATGGAATTTTAGTAATAGATTCTTCGGATACAGGTTTATATACTACTGATATTCCATCAATAATAGGCAGACTTGATAGTTTTTGGTAATTTTTTGATATAAATTTCTGTGCTAAATGTGTGCTTATTGATACATAATATATACCATTGTATCGAACAATATCGCCTTCATTATATGTTGCACCTGGAGTGAAATATAAGAAAGGTGCAGGAGTACCACCGACAGATACATCTATTAATACAGATGGTGAACGATCCAATACTGTAAATGCAGAATTTAATAAATCATATCCATAAACTGCAAATGTTCCATCTGCAAGGGCACGAATAATAATTCCACTATATGAATATGTGTCTACTACAGGACTCTTATGTAATATAACTTGGAAATTAGTCGAAGGTAATATTAAACTATTAGTTGTTGCATTTGGGCTTATTGCTTCAATATATAGATTACTAGTATCTTTATTAGTAAATCCAGCGAGTTTATTTGCAAGATTAACATCTAATGTTCTAATTTTTTGTCCAAAAGTAGTAGCAATATTTTTTCCTAAGAAAGAAATTCTATCACTAATCCAACGCTGATAACCGTATCTGATTGCAGGAATGTTATTTATAATTTCTGCGTGAACTATCTGGTCTTTATTTTTTGGTCGCATCCATGCAAAGAATGGGTCATCACTTGTAAATGTATCATTCTGCACATATTGCCAGTTTGTATTCGACATTACAGGACTTTCAATTCCGGGAATAATTATTACACCCGGGGATATAGTCGTGCCCACGGTGTCCCACATTAATTCAGCATATGGCGCTGGTTTCATTAGGAATAAAAATTCCTGTACACTAAATGCATATGCCGAAGTTGACATCCATGCTTGTTCCACTGGACTACCGTCGCCATATATCCATTCTTCGTCAAAATGATCAAACGGCTCATAATAATTTCCCGAGAATGCAACATTAAACAATGTCATTACCGACAGTAATTCTCCTGCATTATCGACAGGTATAATTGCCGATAATCCGGGTCTTTTCCACATAGGCTGCGCATCTGGTAGTAGAGTAACAGGATCATAAATGGCCGACGATCCTTGCCGAATTATGCCGTCTTCCAAGTCTTGCCACATATTATTATTGCCCGCGGCTGTAGCAGTCCATACATTTAGTCCAGCCATGTTAACAACAGGAGCACCATATTCAAATTCCCACCACGACGGTTGTTGGCTAAATCCTAACATTTCCCATGGGCGAGTATCTGGACAATATGTGTCATAGTAATGTTGGAATATTCCCTTCCAATTACCGGGTAAATTTAATGGTACAGCTAATGCATTTACTGCATTTCTATAATTATATAATTTCCAAATATTACCTACGCCCGGAACAAAACTAGGAATTACTGCAGGATCGATACTTGTTGTGTACCAGTCGTTTGCTCGGTAATTTGCACGATTTTTTGCCGACCATTTATTTAGGTAAGATTCGGTAATATCTAAATACTCTTGTCGAGAATATCTGGTTTGTCTGTAAAATCCATCTTTCACTGACTCTAATCTTACAGGCAAATAATATTGGTGCCTAAATTTATATTCAATTAGATTATAAATTCTTTTTTCAAGTTCCAATAATAACTGATCTCTGTAATCGCCATATGCGATTGTTTTAGAACCGTCATGACCAATAATGACCCAAGTAGGAATAGTATAAGATGTGTCCCATTCTAATCGTGGCAAGTAAGTAGCATAAGCGCCGACTTTCGACGGAGTAGATGGAATATATGCAGGTATAGGATTTTTATAAAAAGCAACAAATATTGGATTACCGATTCTAGCAGAATTAAACTTAATTTCTATTAATAGATTTTGGGAAATAAATTCATAATCTGTCCCAATTACCAATAGTTCTTCTTGACCGCCAGTAGTATCGTATATATACAATGCATTACGTGGATCCGATAAATCAACATAATTTGTTAATACTAAATCACCGGTAAGCGGAACAATTGCAGTTTCATTAGCAAATGAGCTTCCGTTTGCAATCATATATGAATATGCAAATGCATTCGAAAATTCATTAGATACATTAACTACTTTTAATATTTCTTCAACCCATGCACTAACAATAATAGTATTATTGTGATATTGTACTGGATTAAAACCTTGATTTATAAGTTGTAATGCTGTGCGTAAATATTTATTCTTAAATTTGGTATACTCGTCTTGACTAAATCGTTCAGCAGCAATAAAATCTAAATCGTCGGACGAGGATACTAACATCGACTTTAATGCTGGTGCGACGTTTTGTAAAATATACATTCCTAGTGATCTATTTTTTCTAGTATCACGGTAATTATTATTTCCGCCAAATGAAATTCCTATCTCGCCAATTTGATTTGCAATGATAGATGAAAATTGTTCAATTAAGTTACTACCGCTGATTTCTGTGATTTCTAATTGTGTCGGATTAGCTTCCAACTGTTGCGGAATCTGGAAATACCCTGTTGCTAACGGATCTAATAATCCGTGTGTATATGTTTGTATTTCTACAACAGGCGGTTGTGCAGGATTTGTGGACAATAGTGAAGCAATATATACGTTAAGATCTATATATAATTCATTGTTAATTGTAGCAAATGTATATCCGTCTATTTGCTCGGTAGAATTTTTAACTTCGGCGTCATTTACAATTACAATTAAATCCGGGGAAGACGGATACCCGTATGGAGTAACACTTAATTTAAATTGAAATTCTGTACCGTAACCTACAACATATTGGTCAATAACACGCTGCTTACTTGTTTCTAAACAATTTACTGGTGGGGGTGGCACAATGTCACATTGACAAGGTTGGTATAGATTCCAGTTGTTATATATAACTGGATCATTCACAGTTTTATAGTAATAATAACCTGTGATTGGTAACGATAACGTGCTATATACATATCTATCAGTAATGAGATTATTTTGAAAAACAATGTCGGATGACTGACCTAATGCAGTATATACAATTGCAAATTTTAATACAGGATCTATCGATGCACCCGGCGTTGTATCAAGTTTATAAGAAAATATCTTGTTACCACTAAACGTGTTCTTCGGATACGTCACAGCATCATCTAATTTAACACCATTGTGATCATATAATTGAAATAAAGGTGCTTGATTGGTCGACAGCTTGTCATTAAAAGCTTCTTGCCAGATACCGTCGCTATAATACCATGTTTGACCACGTTGGGCGGCATCGTATGGTCCGTCTTCTATTACAAATACAATGTCACCCTCTAGCACCGGAGTAGTCCATGCAGTATATGGTATGAAATTAGTTATACCGCTCGGTAATATTTCTACCTGAAAAATATATTCATTAAACAATGCAAAACCTGCATCCCACATGTCTGGAGGCGAACCCCACGCACTTAGATCCCACAAGTCAAACGAAGTAGTATCGTTAAAGAAACATACTAGTTCTCCGCCGATAAAATTTGTGCTAAGTGCAGCATTGACAGTTGTTATTTGTTGACCTTGGAACGTCAACACATGCAACGGTAATCCGAATTGATCATTTCTAAATCCATAGTCTATTTCTGATCTAAACTGTGTTCCAGATTTCCATAAGTTTAAGTCAGCTATAAATTGGATAATAGGACGTAATGCCCGTGTAGAATTTTGTGGAAAACTTGTCCCTGTTGCTGCGATAGTATCATTGATAGCCTGAATATGAAACCATTTATTAGTCCTAGACCATGCATTCCTATCTAGTGAGCCTCGTTCAATCGTTATATAATCGCCTGCAGATGGTTGTGACTGAGTATCCCATGTATTTGCATCCCAGTGTATATTATCTATAACTCTTCCTGTAGATAATTCAATCGAACTATCCCATGGTAAAAATTCGAATATAGTACCTTCGGTAAAATCTGGAAATTGTGGAACTAACCGTATACCTGTACAACCGCCAATGTTTTCTACGATATGTGGAACACTGTATAATGGGTCACTAGATAATACAATAGTCATCCCAGTTGTAATAGTTAAGTTCGCCGGGGTAGCACCAACTACCTGATTAGTGTTAAACGACGGCTGTCCAATAATATCGGCACCTAATACACCAGTTATAGTAATAGTTGCTAGACCTTGCTCTACCCAGTAATAATTTTGATAGTTAATAAACATATCATAATCAATGGGTGGCGCGAAACTATAGTATTCTGATTCGAATAATCTATCTTGATTAAGTGTATTGCCACCAAAATATTCTATACGTTCTAATAAATCTTCGTAAAAGAATATATTTGTTTTATTGCTACTTGCATCTTTTGCATATGCAGTAGCCTCTAATTGCCAACGTGTTCTATTTTTAGACGGTTCAGGAAGATAAAAATCAGTGACAGGATTATAGTCGCCTGGATTTCTGCGTCCTAAATAACCGGATAGTAAGTCGCTGTCTTTTTTCGAGAAAATTTGATCAAAGGTTGCGTCGAAAAACTTCGATTCAGTTACTGTCTGAAATACCGCGGGCAGTTTTTTAATGTATTGGGTCATCTAATTTCCGAATAGTAGGAATGTTACTTCCTACTATTTATCACCAGAATTATCTACTACTATTATACACGTAAATTCTGATCCGTCAAATTTGACACTATAGAAACATTATTAACTGTTGCAGTTGATATGAAAATTTCAGTCGGACTAGCTATAATTTCAAATAGGTTTCCGAACTGGGAGTTAGCGTTATTCGGTACAATAACAACTGAACTTATGAGTCTAGAAAGTTGTTGATGGATAAATGCTGCTAATTCTGTGTAGAAAAACTTTTCGCCAAAATCCCAGTTTCTAATATCAAAATATTGATCAATAGCTGTTATAACCATAGTCTTTATCTCATTATCACTTATATTTGTTGACGGAGATTTTACTACTTTAAATGTTGCTTGTAATTCTGTCTGTGCTTGAGTTCCAAATAGAATTTTAAATGTTCCCGAATTCCAAACCATAGAATCACTAACCATCTTATATTGATCTAAGTTTTGAAACTGAACCCTTAATTCTTCAGTTGTTGGTGCGGCAGGAAATGAGAATAAATTACTATTACTATTTTTCCAATTTGTTACATCTGTATAATAACTGTCAGTAATAACAACCATATCGATTATATTCGACGCCGATGGATCTATTCGCTGATCAATAGGTGAAAAATGGCTCCACTTAAAGTATAACGGCAGTCGACTAGGCGGATTAATTGTAGTATTTTGTGTAAACGATTTACCATTTTTATCATAATGACTCGTATCTTTTGCTTCTACAACTATACTGCTTGTTACATATCCAGTGTTAAGTGTTGTTGCAAATTCTAATGAATAATATACGCCAAAACCAGGTGGACTAATTGCTGATAATAAATATGATTTATTTAAGAAATATGTTGTTAAAATACTTGATTTATTAACTAGCGCACCGGTATTAGATAACCACGGATATATAGTTGTAATGTTATTAAAGAATGCGCTTAATTGATCTGCAATAGTAATATCAGTTGGATTAGTTATAGGATCGGTATACACTATCTGTGATAGATTATTAATGAATAATAAATCAGCATCATCCATATATACGTAATTAAGTCCGACAACACTGCCCGGATTAAGTATATCAAGCCCCGATAATATTTGATCTGCGATATACGGCGGACTGTATAATAATGTAGGATCCGTTGGATTAACAGGGAAATATACATATAATGCAGTCGATATATTTTCTAAATTAGTTTTCCAATTACAAATCCACGGGCGAGTGCTTTGATAACCGGTTAATGCATCTGTAAAAAATTCAAATACAACTCTGTCGTCGGCAGCAACAATTCTATCAAACGCACTAGGGTCATCGGGTATACCATCCTCGTTTTCGTCGACTAAGGATACTTCTACTTTAGCATTATCTAAATATCCATCGTCCTGAATATATACACCAGTTATATTAAAATTAATTTGTGTTTCTAAAAATGCAGTTGTCGGGTTAGTAATTACTGGCAAATTATTATCTATGCTTGCATTTGTATTAATAAATGGCATAATTTCGATAGTATCTTGTAATGCTAATCCTGTTGCATTATCTATAACAATCTGATTTGGTTCCCAATAGAATCTTACATCCCTGTAGGATTCGAATACATAAGTGCGGCCTCTGGCAGTCAGATCATATGTAGTTGTACCTAGTTGATTATTGCTTGCAATAGCGATATATAGTAAACCACTAGCAGCATATGGCGCCCAGTCTGAATATATTTCTGTATTGATGCCGCTAATAATTGCAGGTGCATATTTCCATGGCTGGTCAACTTGATCTTGTAATCCAGGTGTTGCGGTTGTCGATGTATGCCACTCGTCAGTTAATAAATCATAATACAACCAAAACGATATGCCGGCATTAATTGATGCAACAACTTCTGCAATTTCTGTAGAATTTAATGCATTTCTAAAAGCAGGGTAAAGTGTCATTGCTTGGAAATCGGCTTGTTCTTCGACACCTAACTCGACCGGTCCAATGTTTGCATACGGATTTAACGGATTAACAATTAACGGTATACCGGACTGAATTACGCTGTTAACACTTGCTGAATTTAATGTTGCAACAGGGTTAGCAGGATTTGCAAATTCCAATACTGATCCCGACTTAATAAATGCCCATGGCTGATATGTGCCGCCAGGAACATTATTAGTAGTAAATTCATTGTTTAATTCTACAGCCGGCGCATTAGGTACTGTCGTATTTGCAAAATAACCTGTTGTATTTTTAAATTTTAATGGACTTGTTTTCCAAAACAATGATTGTTGATTAGGATTACTTAAATCTAATATAGAATATCCGGTCGGAGAAGCAAGAGTAGGATTAACTCTAATAGTAGATTCGAATTGAGGAAGATATTCGTCGTAAAAGAAATTATTAACTTTATTATCTCGGAGCATCTCCTGAATCGTATTTACGATAATTTGATCAATGGTTCCCGAATTGGATGAATCTTTAATTACTTCTCTTAGAATATTTTGATTATCCCTGTATAGCGCGGCATCCTGACCAAATATAATTAAATCACGATGGAAACCTGTTGGATCATTCAGGTCAATATAACGACTTTGACCGCTGTATGTTCGTCCAATTGCTTTTATTTTTGCAATTTGATTTCCATATATTAGTGGTAATACATTATAGTCACTGCCATTAACCATACGCGATTGTGTCGAGAATACTTCGGGCGCACGTAATCTAATCTGGTCATTAGATTCAGTAGGTGCAGCGTTACCGATAGTTTGTTCTAGATTGAAAGTTATAGATAATGTATATGATTGCTGATCTACTCCGATATAAGGAATATTAATCTGTAATCCTTGTGCATCATTTGGACGAATAACTAATGCTTGATTTGCACTAATACGGGTCCAGAATCTAAATAATCCTGTCGGCACATTGCCGAAATTACCGTCAGCAAATCTAACAGTAATCGTGTCATTTGCGCCCGATAAAACATCGAATATATTTCGTTGCGCAAACTGAATACTATTATAAATGATATTTTCACCTGCTAATGCAGGCACCCTTAACCATTTGTTTATTACATTACCTGCTTCGTCTGTTTCTTGAACATATACGTCAGTCTGGTTAATATCCTGTATTTCTATCGGGAATAATCTGTTTGGTACTGGAAAATCAAAATTAGTATCCGTATTGATTAAGTTACCTTGCTTAAAATATAAGAAAAAACCAGTATTTGCCGAGGATACACCTAAACTATCATTACGATATATAAAATTAAATGCATTAGCAGGGTCGGGGTCACGTTCAAATATTGTCTGATTTGGTACAAAATCTGGGTTACATATATCGATCGGATATTGCTGTCCGTTAATAGTAATAATAGCAGGATATGTAACACTTAATCGTAATATATTATTTAATTGATATAAGTCGGTAGGAATACTTCCTATTGCACCGCTCTTAGTCGGGCGCCCAAACGGATTTAACTGACTAAATGCAGCATTACATACTTGAACAAATTGATCAAACCAATCGGGATTATTAGGGTCATTCCAAAATATAGAATGATTGTTAATATTAACACCGTTAGCATCCGTTAATGGCTGATCTGTTTGTACCGATGCTATTTTAAATAATCCGCTAGCTGCAATATTCCTGCTCGGCACATAGTTAACCATTTGCGCAAGACGGATAATACTTTCTCTACGCTCGGCGGTGTCTATAAAGTTTTCACGACTGTTTAAATCAGTTCTGAATGCTAAACTCGTGCCAAAATATGCAAGTAATTCGATAATTGCAATAAATTCCGAACTTTCGATATAATCATTGAAATCTTCAGGATAATAAGTTTGAACATAATTTATTAACGCTTGTTTCAGTGTGTCGAAGTCATATGCTGTATAATCAATAAATTGATATGCTTGAAATACCTTTTTATAATCCTCAGCAGCGAAAAGGTTTGATTGGCGAATACTTTCTGACATTAGAAACTCTCTTTATCGGTTAATGAGAAAATTACGAACAGGTTATCTGTAACAGATTCCGGCACAAATAACAGTACCAAAGCAACTGTAAGTGCTTGATCATTTTGAAATACATCAATGGATACAAATTGCACCCTCGGATCATCTTGTACAACCCTTACAGCATCTGCTATAATCGCATTTTTTGTATAATCATCAAATGGGTCGAATAGATAATTAAAAATATTCGATCCGAAACTAGGTAACATTAACCTCGAACCAATCGGCGTTGCAAATTGATTTAGTATATCTCGTTTAACTATTTCAATATTAGTTAATGAATATGGTGGATTAGGTTGTCCTACCGTGTTAAATCCTACAAAGTATGGTTTCCTTGTAATGATATTTCGTTGAACTAAACCTTTTTGATTAGATGCCATATAATTCTCTTTCTGTTATTTATCAACAAAATTATGTGGTAAGTTTATCACGACTATTAACCATGTCTTTGCAAGCCTGGGTCATAGTGATTTCTGAACATTGTCATAACTTTAGTGGGACTAGACGGCGCTCTTGGTGCAGATTGACTGAAACTAAGATGGTACCATGCTAACCCAGTCTTGTCACTGTGTTCGAATATAAACTGATCGTAAGGTATGTTATCTTTAACCCACTGTGCATTATCCCAATATGTTGCGTAACTCCAACCCGCAAATTGCACATCCATTGCTTCGCCAGTTATGTGCTGACTAACGCCCGACGGAGTTGATGATGCATTTCTAATACCTGAATTTATTTTAAATGTTCCAAATTTTGCTAATAACGGCTCTGCAACATTTTTAGCAAGCGCCTGTAAATTACAACATCTTGCATTCGCAGTATAAGTTTGATAATCTACTAATTGATTCGGAAACAGTGCATTAACAGTAAAATCTCGTACCTTAAAATTAGGGCTTAATTGATCGTCATAATTTCCAGCCCAGGTTGCACACGTAACTGGCGAGCCCGGATTGTCAGGAGGCGGTCTAGTATTTGACTCTGTGCCTGGAATCGGGCTCGGTGTTGGTAACGATGTTTGTGTGCTTGGATTAGCAATCTGAACTCCTGCTGTTCCTGTGGAATTGTTTCCACCGGCTACATTCTCGTCATATCCGTCTAGTGTAGGATCGCCGCCGTCTCCGCTCAATTCTAATAGTGCTTGTGCATTTTCGAAATCACTTGTAGATAATGTTACCCCGCCGACTACCACTGTTGGTGCAGAACAAGTCATATGTTATCCTGGAAATTTTTTATCACAGCCGCTAGGATCTGTGTTGTTAACAATCATCGATATAATTCGCGGGCCACGTTGTCCTACCTGATTAAACCATCCCGAATCCCTTAATGCGGCACCGGCTGCATTATAATCACCTGCTTTCATTGCAGATAGGAAGTTTTTAAATTTACTCAATCCGCCCTCACCCATGTTATAACATAAGTCTGCACAAGCACGTTTTCTTACATCAGATAAATTACCCCATGTGTCTATACCTAGTAATCTTTGCGCACCGGAAATAGAAACAGGTGAATCAGCTTGGAACCATGCATTAACTTGTTCTTCAGTAATAGTAGACGGCACAGGATATTTAGAAATCTCGTTTGTGCGCAATAAATGTCCAATACCGCCCGTTGGCAATCCCCTACTATCATTATATGAAGTATATTTAACACCCTCATTTATTTTTAATTGGCATTGATATGCTGCCATATTAAAATCTTTAGTAACAGCACTTTCATCTGCCGGAGTAGGAGGAATATCTTTATTATTTGCACCAGGGGTAGTATCCGGTAGAGGCGAACTAGTTGCACTACTGCCGGGACCGCTTGACCCATTATAAGTTTTTGCTGCTTCAGTTTGTTTTGGTGTATAACCGCCGATTGACCCAAAACTAAATGTCTCATGTTCCGGACAAGGTTCATATGTAGGAAATCTAGAAACAGTCGTTTGTAATGCTTCCGATTTTCTTTTAAATTTATCCTCAGGAATAAAAATAGTCCAAAATGGTGCATTAAATGTTGCTGCTGCCGGTACACCTTTATTATTTGCAATATATGTAATGCTATTATTAACCACTATAGCACCGCCTGCATATGCAGTATTTGGTTTCCATGTAGGATAAGTAACTGTCGGAATCCATGTCGCAAGGATATTAATTTTTTCTGTTAGTTGTTTAACTTCTGCAGGTTTTGCAACACCGGCTGTCATAGCTGCTTCGGCTGCGCCGGGATTCGCAGATGGTGGCGGACTTACAGATACTGCTGTTCCTAAATTTATTGTTCCACCGGCACTTAATCCGCCTGCAATACTAGTTAAACCTACTACACCTAATGTACCGGATAATAACGTGTTCGCTGTAACACCAAATGTCATCGATTCTAATAATATATCGCTGCCTGCCGCTGCTCGTATATTGGCTGATGACTTTATGCTAATATCAGCATCTGCGCAAACAGTTATGTCTGAAATACCTACAACTGATATACTACCATTCGATCCTACACGAATATTACCAGTAGCAACAATATCAAATGCTGCGGCTGTTGACATTTTAATACCTAATTTTGAATTGTAATCTTGTCCTGCCGATATAGTAGTTAAGGAGAATGCATTTCCTATGTCTATATCCATATTGTTGTCAATAACTGTCAGGAATGCACTATTTTTAGTTGTGCTATGCCAGTTGTTGAGTGCTTGCATCACAATATTACCGCCATCGCCCTTACCTTCGCCCTTATAGTTCCAAACAGGTATAGTTTTTGTTTTAGGAACATTATTTACATCATATGTAAATACAGTCGTTTCTTGTATTGTGTCTTTTGCAGCCTTCATGTATATATTCTGACCGGCTTCCATATTAATATTTCTGTCGGCACGAATATTAACATCACGTTGACCGCGCAAGGATATATCGACAGCACTAAAGATATCTATATTACCTTTCTGATCCATCTGCACCCATGCCGTACCATCTCTATTAAGTAGATACACGAATCCATTAGTTTCATCTAATCTAATTTGAGCTCCGGTTTTAGTAGTAAGCTGGATATATTCTGTCCCTGTGCCATCATCCATAATAAATGATGAACCGCCTTTCCTACGAAATTTATCAGATGTTACACTTGGGTCAATTACTGGACCAGGAGTAATAATGCCGAATACATTACTAGGTGCTTCTCTACGGGCACTAGATGTTGTTGTTCCGCGACTACGATCATTAATTAACCCCTGATTACTTACACCTCTAAACTTTGTTTTTTCGAATGGTTTAATTGCGCGATCAGGTTCTGTTACCGATGTGTCCCATTTATTATATTCTGCTACAGGCACTATCTTGCCAGGATATTCCCAATTCTTTGCATCTGCTGCCATACCTGGCACCATATTATTCATAAATTGGTTATATAAACATCCAATCCATACACCACGCGACGGATCGCCATTAATAAACATAATTAATACTTCGTTATTAACGTCGGGTGGCACCATCCACATTCCATACGATGTCTGTGTTTGGTCAAATTGATGCGTATCGGTTTTGCTTATAGTATCTACATTCGTTGCTCCGGCAAAAGGTGAACAATAATTTACTAATGTCCACCCGCTAGGATTATCCGGCGCTGATCCAAATTCAGGAATCCAGACCATTAACCGACCATTACGTTGGACATCTGTTGCCTGTTTTATAAATCCAAGAAATACGCCGTATAGTGAAGATGAACGCCCTAAAGCGGTCTGTGTATCACTCGATTTTGTTGTTCTTGTTGAGGTGCTAATGTATGCCATTAAAATTCCATTTTATTGTATATCAAATTATTTGTTGAAATGATGTGTTATCATCGGTCGGAATATTTGACTTAGGTATAGTTTGTGTTTGTCCAAATGTATGTTTCATAGAAGATGCAGGCGTCTGATTCTGTATAGTTCCCTGTCCCTTAGGAATATTAGTATCACTTGCTATTTTTTCAGTCTTTACGGCAGTTTTCGGTACTGCACTCGCAGCTGGAGAAATTGTTGTATCATTAACAGCATTAGTTTTTTCAATCGAATTTAAGAAGTCCTTGAAATCTGGCAATTCAGCAAAATTAATAACGGGATCTAAAATGCATTCAACATCTTGTGTAAATTTACCAACTGCAAATTTACTAACAATTCGTGTCATTTTATATATCCCATTAAATATATCTGCATCAGTATATGGATCCTGTGGCTCTGTTACGTTATTATATATACGAGGAGTTCTAAAACGTAATACAATAAAATTATCAATGCCAAACAAATTTACAGACTCGGGATGAAATACTTGTGCGTCTTTAATATCCTTTATTGCTACATCTTTAGGCAGGCTCGATTTCCAAATTAATGCCTGTTGCGATGCTCCAACACCACGGGGAAATAACCAAAAAGGATCACCTTTTATTGTCATCTTTATTTGTTGCATACTACCGTCTAAATTACTGTATAATGCAGTTGCAAACATACTAGAAGTGCGGGCTCGTCCCGAATCACTAGCGGGGTCAATACCTTTAAAGTTGCCTTCTTGAGTTCCTGTTATTGTAGGAATAGGACGTAATTTACCTTTTGCAAGTGCCTGTGCTTGTGCTCTTACGGTTTGTGCAGCGTTTGATGATATTACAACATCTGATACAAATGTTAAATTAGCCCCATCTGACGGCACAGAAGTGGATAACGATCCTATTTTTGCTGCCGGTATTGGATTACCTTTACCGTCAGTAGGCCCTATTGTACTGTCTTGATTAAAACTCCCACCTGTTGTTATTGCGGTCGTAAATGCTTGTCTATTCTCAGGTTTATACTTTTCAAGAAGTAGTTTGTGATGTTTTGCTACTTCTGGACTCACTTTTGTTGCATCAATCGCTCGTGTTGCTTCAGCAATTTTTGCATCAACATTTGTCCCCGGCTTTGCATCGTTTATAAATCTTAATGCTGTTCTAAGAATTTCACCAGCCTTTTTTTCATTATTTTGATTTTCTTCTTGTGATACGCCTTTCGTGCTACCAGCAGCACTATCAATATATACACCACCAAACCGTGCAGTCGTAGCAGCAAACGCAAAATTCATACTAAGATCTAGTGCAATAATTTGATCATTTAGACCAGTAAATATATAATTATACTTCTTACGCAGGATACGTTTATTCATATACTCGTCTATACGACGTTTCATTGCAGCAACTTGGTCCGGTGTTTGTCCGGTCTGAGCTGCATCAGCCTCTAATGCCCCGATTTGATATTCCACAACGAAAACTGTTATTGCTACAGCATTGTCCTGTCGTTGTGGATCGAATGCAATGGGCTTAGTTTCGGTAACTACTCTCCAAAGTTTTTTCATTTGTTCCGGTTGTTGTGTTGGTGTTAGCGGTTTCGAACTAGGTGTTTTAGAATTTTGTAAGCCGGTCTGTCCTAAAGAAGTGCTACCTAATAGGGCATTAATAATCGAATCAATACTAGACCCCGAATTAAACGATGCAGTTTTTTTTGAGAAATCTACGAAATCGGATGCCCGTGCTGTATTTTTATTATGATCTGGATTAACAAGTGGGCGACTTCCTAATATAGGATCTACTACGATTGTATAGGTATTAGGAATACTATAGTTATCGATCAACTGTTCATAACAATCTTCGTTTAATTTTTTAGCAAGATCTTGCATTGCATCATCAAATGTTTTCAAATTTGTTAATGTAACATTATGTTGAACTGAAAATAAACAATTTGATTGTGCAGATTCGTCGTACATTACTGCATCAAATTCATATCGTGTACCTACATGGGTTACGTTAACTTTTGATCCAGTTAATTTTATCGGCCATACCCATTTCATTTGACCTAAATCTCCAGAAATACCGTTTATCAAGGATGTTTCGTTGGAAGGATCACGTCCTCTAAATTCTAATTGTAAGTAATATGGATTTGTCATCCAATTACCTAACCCTAATGCAAGGGTTTCATAAAATATCTTATCAAGTAGTCCGGCGCCCGACGGTTCGACAATTTCAAATTTAACTGTTGTAGATGTGCCAGACCCGGTTTCTACAGATGGAGTAGTTATGCTAGATATTTCAACCTTATCGATAGTTAAGTCGGTTACTCCGCTTTCTACTATAATGGTCTGCTGGCTTAAATCTAATACTTTACCTGAGATTGTAGCTGCCATTGGCACCATAAATAACTTCCAGTGGTATGTATACACATCATAGTTGTCGAGTATGTTAGGAGTGAATGCAATAGTAGTTAAGTCTTTACTAGATGCATTATTCACAAATGCATTATTAGGTGCTGCTTTAGTAGAAGATACCCCTTGTTTAACTGCCGGGGCCTGCGGAGGCGCATATGCTTTATTTTTTACCGGTGCAACTTCTTCATCTGGTAACCCGAATGCTATGTCTCCCGCAACTGTAGTATTTCCAGCGGGAAATGGATCTTTATTTCCTAGAAATGATTTATCAGCCATATTAGCTCTTCAATATGTTATTCGGTATATAAATTTCTAAGCCAGAAATAAAATCGTTAATAGGATCAATGATTAAGTCTGGGTTACGTAGTGCAAATACCCACCACAATTTAGGTGTACCATATTCCTGATTACTCAATAAGTCTGGTCGCTGATTAAATGCGGGTGGTATGATGATAATTTTATCAAAATCGCTCTTAGTTATATTTCGAGGAACCCATAAATCTAAATACCAATTTTTAATCGGTGTTTGCGAATAAGGACTCGTATCTTTCGAATTTGCAGCCATTAAATGTAGCCTTTATTAATTAGTTTACCTTGTCGGAACTCGTCCAGATTAAATTCATTACGAAGTTGAATAGGTATATATTGAGTATCTAAGTCTAGTTGTACAGTTAAATGCGTAGGAACCCATGTGAATCCTCCATTATTACCTTGTGGTAAACTCACACCAATGTTTTCCGAATATATTTGATTGTTAGCAGTGTTTACAGGAATATAATCAATATCAGCAGGTAATGTGTATTCGAAATTTTTAACAACTACGGGCACATTATTATATTGGTAATCACCTAAATAATTAAATATTAATGTTGGCGGAGGTGTACCTGCTTTTAAGTATGGATTAACACCAAAATAGGATTTCGTAATGGATCTAAAGAAATGTATCACAGCTAATAAATATAATGCTTCGTCGTTAGATTGTGCAGTAAATTCCGCAGTAATACTAATAGGTTTTGGAAACGATCTAACATATGCATTATAGCCATAGTTTGAATGAATGAAGCTAGAATTATCATATTCTACAACACTGCCTGTCGATACTGATGGGGTATATGGAAAAATAATACCGCGTGTAGACCATAAAGGAAATAATATATTTGATGGATCGCGTGGACCGAGCACTTCATTATTGCCAGAACTATCTATAGCAAGCGTTTTCGGCTGTATTCTTGCGCGTTGGTCTTGTTGTGCCATTACTTTATTCTCCTGTATTGCTTATTTATCTTGGTGATTAACATATATGTTTATCACGAAACTCTTGACTATTCGAAATTCAGTTGCTATAATACAAAAAAGCACTTTACTTGGAGAAATAAATGATTGACGACGACGATATTGATGGTGAAATTGATTTTGCACCGGAACCCACTACTATGTTTCCCGTTAAAAAAATTAACTACCTTAATAATAAGGACATGTTAAAAGAGATACACCGTAGTAAAAATTCATTTTCAGAATATACAGAAACAAAATATTCTGACTATGATGTAATTGTTAGCACAGTAGACGAAATATTCTTAACAGAAGTTCAGGATAAAGGTAGAATTTCTAGGGCAGCAAGGGTAAGTGCGGCGGCATTTGCAGCAGCAGTCGCCAGTAATGTATTTAGAACAGAAAGACCTAAGTTATCAGAACATAAAGTTAAAGCAGATACGATTTCGGTGGATGAATTAGTTTATCGTGTTTTAACATTTGAACATATACCTCCCGCTCCTGGACGCAAGAAAAATCCAAAAACAGAAGCAGATAAACATGTTAAATTAAATTTCTTTCCATTTAAGCATTATATTATCGAAAATGGTGTTGCTAAAGAAGTAGGTAGGTCACATTCTAAAAATGGTAAGTTTAATTTAGAACGAGGATCTATCACTGATAAACTTGCTAAAATGTTTATTCTTATGGTAAACAAATATGGCCAACGTGGAAATTGGCGCGGATACACATATATCGATGAGATGAAGGGTCAGTCATTGTTGCAATTAGCACAGATGGGCTTGCAATTCGACGAATCAAAGAGTGATAATCCATTCTCTTATTATACACAATCATTGCAAAACAGTTTTACTCGTGTTTTTAACTTAGAAAAGAAATCTCAAGATCTGCGCGACGACTTGTTAATTGATAGCGGTGCTAGTCCTAGTTTCTCTAGACAATTAGCATTAGAGGCCGATATTAGACAGTTAAGGGAAGAAGCACAGGAAGCAGCTAAAGATGACAATTAA